TAAATTGTATTCGATTAAATCCATTAACCTCTTTAGCACTAACCTCTAAATCATATACACCACTACTAGGTAAGGTAATAGTTTCTTGATTAGATAAATCATTAAATGTAGCTACTTGTGTACCATTTTGTTTTGCAACCACATCGTAGTCGCCTTCTGCCCCTGTAAATTGAAATTGATTATTATTAGAAACTCCTGTTTTGGAGGTGTCTACTTCTATGATAAAAGTGTTTGGATTTACGGAATTATCAAAAATAACATTTGCCCCTAAATACAATTTTTTAATTTCTACACCTCCTAAGTATGCCTTATTTATGCCTGTATTACCTATTTTTATAGCCATTATGTAATGATGTAAAAGGTGTCGGTTACAGGTGTTCCTGCATCGTATTCCGCCTGAGTAAGACTAACTATGTTTACAACCTTATCACTTCCTGTGGGTTCGTTTGCTACTATTGAATTAACTTTTCCACTTAGGTCTTGATCGCCTGTATTGGTTCCACTTGTATTTTCTAATCTTGTTATAGCTTGATCGCTTATTAAGCTACTTCCCGTAACCTTGTCAACTTTGCCACTAAGGTCTTGATCGCCTGTATTAGTTCCGCTTGTATTGGCTAGTCTTACAATAGAAGCATTTTCAATCAAACTACTTCCCGCAACCTTGTCAACTTTGCCACTAAGGTCTTGATCGCCTGTATTAGTTCCGCTTGTATTTTGTAGTCTTGTTATAGCTTGATTGCTTATTAAGCTACTTCCTGTAACTTTTACGACAAAGGTATCTAGTAAGGCTTGTAAGTCTGTTTGATTGGAAAGCGTTCCGCCTATACCGCCCCAATCAACACTACCGCCAGTTCCCCCTGTTATAATTGGATTAACTGGGTCTGTATTATCGACAATATTACCCGTAACGGTAAAAACCCTATCATCAACCTCTAAATCCAACAAATCAAGCCTTTCAAGTATGGCCAAATATTGGGCGTTTGTAATGCCCATGGCCTTTGCAGTTCCGCCCCCCTTCCCCGTATTGCCAAAAGTCCAACCTCCGTAATTTTGACGCTTTGTAAGCCTTGTTTCCTCAGCACTATAAAGAGGAAAGAGTTTAGCGTTTGCTTCCATGAAAGCAAAGTAACCCCTCTTATAAGACTCGTATTGCTTTTCCTGTGCTTTTACTAGGTAATCAACCTCATCCTTATTAACCCCCTCTGAGTCTGCTCCTGTGGCTTTGTATATCCCCTTGTTCCCTATATTATAAGCGCCATATGTAAAATAATAAGCCGTGCTTAAGTGAATAAGCATTGGTTTTATATAATCCTCGTACAATGTTTCGTATTCGGTTGAGAGATCGTCGGTTTTAAACTTCTCAACTAGCTCAGCATAAAAAGCCTCGCCCATAAGTGGCTTAATCGCCGTGATTTGTGCGGATTTTATAGCGGGAATTAAACGACTTGTCTCAACATTACCACCTATAGGGGTGTTTTTTGTGATGTCATCTTCCTTTAATAGTAGTGTTGCCATTTTATTCTATCTTTTTATCAGCTATTGCCTTATTAATATCCTCTTTATTGCCCAAAAGCTTAATAGCAACGGCTTCATCAAATCCAAAAACCTCTTTCAAGATGGTAATTGCTAGATCATAACCCGTTGTTCCCGCAATAACAGACTGTTGAATTGATAAGATACCCGTTACACCTCCAACGGATCCACGTAATCCCGCTTGGCTTTCGCTTTCAACCTCGCTATCTGTGGTTTTAATGTCGGTTTTTTCTCCCGTTACGCTGTCGGTTAATTGTGGAGTTTCATCCCCTTCTCTTAACTCTTCAAAGTCTTCAAAATCTAGTTTTATATCTGGATAACCAACTTTTAAAATGTTTTCTAAAGCTGTTAATATAGTGTTTCGATTTGGGTTTATTTGATTCCTGTATAGAGTTTTTAATGCTGTTTTCATTTCCTCGGAATCGCTTGAGAAACCCGTTGCAACCGCTTGACCAAACAAACTTGGGGAGGTTACTTTATTGGCTAGTAATATTTTAGAATTTGCTTCCTTAGATACAAACTCAAACTGCTGGTAAGCATCTGTTATCTCAATACTATCTACCGTTGTAGCTGAATCCTTATCCTTATTAAAGGAAACTATTATCTCTCCAGCGTTATTACTACCTGTTAATTTTCTTTTAAACGTTGCTTCTGCATCCTCTTCCGCTTCCTCACTTATACTTTCCCCTTGGTTAATGTTTATTATTTTACCCGCTGAAAAATTATTCTTGATATGTTTTCTCAGGTAATTACTAACTTCCTCTTCTATCTGAGCATATTGCAATCCCGAAAAGTAATCAGGTAGAGCAAATATAGGCTGAGGGGAATGTCCTTTAAGATAATATATTTCTGTTTCCCTATCCTGGCCCTTTTCAAACGCTGGTATTAATTGAGGACGAAAACGGCCCCTTAAATTCCAATCAAAACTAAACCAATACGCCAAAGGATCTTCTGTCATATCATCGGGCCTATCAACGGCAATTTGGCGAGCTGGAATGCTATATATTTTTGTAACCTTTAAATCCCCAGCCTTGTTGTATATGACTTGTAAAGGGCTATTTCTTTGTAGCTTGTATTCGTGAACTAACATATTAACGTCGTCTTTAGAAAGTATGCTATCTAGCTTCTCTTGGGTAATACCCTCAACGGCTATTAATCCATCGCCTACGATATAATTCACATAGCCATCCACAACCGCCTGTAAGGTTGCCGACCCTAAATAAGCATTTTCTACAGTCGTAAAGAAACTATTATCTGGGCCATTTGTGAGAAACTTATTACCAATCTGTAATAAACTTTGAGGGTTTATACGCTCGTAATTGTTGAAATTTAATACTTGTACTCTATCTTTTTTCATGCTTCTATAATTCCAGATTCGGTATCCTCATCGAATCTATTAAACTCCTGTATATTGGTTTCGCTTGTAGAAAATAAGCGACCTCTAAATATTAGTATTTCCGTTTCGACCTGCTTAAAATCTATCAAGTAACTCTTATCATCTTCAAAATCAAAATCCACATAAATATCCTGTCGACCTCTCTCCCCGAATGAAGTAAATACATTTTCGATAACAGTTTCATCGGTAATCTCATCATAAATAGAGATAGTAACCTCATCCATATAAACCCTTGGATAAATAGAGATAGTATTGAAATCCCCTTCGATCAAAACGTTATCGTCATTCTCAACTTCGGAGATCGTTAGATCAGCATTTAGGTAGATGTTTTTTTTGTCGTTGATATTAATTACTAACATTTATTCTAAAAACAATAGAAACAAAAAAGACTCAACCTATCTAAGCTGAGTCTTTTTTTATTTACTTGTAATTACTTATTAAGGTGCGACCACCGCCTCTTTCAATGCTGTAATTGTAGCCTCATCTAAAAAGTAAGCTGGTTGTGCTTCCTGTGATACACCCTCTAAGGTGTAAGCATTTGCACCATCCAAAGGCCCTTCGATATTTGTGGTATTATTAAACTCCACACCTCTACGCAATCCAATAGCTAGAATATCCCCGCCGTTTGTTTCCGCAAATACAATAGGTCTACCGAAAACCATTTGTCTTAACTGGAAAGACTTCTTAGCTGAAATCTTTGTAAAAACCGCCGTTAACGTTCCGTTGAAAGTTGTAGTTCCTGTATCTCTGCTTGAGCTTGTTGGCTCGGTGTAAGTATTACCAACATTCTTAAGAGGGAATTTATGAACCTCAAATAATGTCGGTAATCCTGTTAATAGGATACCATCGGTTTCATCTTCTGAAGTGGTGAATTCGTAATCCGAAAAGTTTGCAACGTATAAAGCTTTAAAGCCTGCGACTGCGTTTTTGCAATCTGCTCCATTTATGCCTTCTGTTATATCACATAATGCCATAATTATTTTTTGTTTATAAAAAACCCCCTCTTTATTTAGAGAGGGTTTCTTGAATTATTTATTTATTTATCTACTATGCAAAGTTTCCGTACCATACAATTTGACTTGCAAAGCTAAATCCTACTCCCATTTCAAGCACTACTTTAGTTCTAATAGTTCCAGAAAGATCTGATTCATCCATGTCCTTAACGTTAACCTGGTTAAGATCTGATTCCAATCCTGTAAGAAAACCTAAGTTTTTCACTCGGTAGATAACGATTTGATCGCCTGCAATAGCTCCAACGCTTTCCATTCTTAAGCCTAAGAAGTCTAATTCTTTATCGCCTACTGTGGTGTTCAAACCTTGTGCTGCTACTGCTTGCTTGTACAATTTAAGAACTTTCTTAGAGGTTACTAAAACTAAATCCTCCTCGTCCATTACTTCGTCGATAATAGCATTGTAAGCTTTCTCAACCTCTTCAACAACGTTTGC